CATCTACATCCAAGACGCTCAGCTTGAATACGGGTTGGTGGCTACTGACTACTTAGAGTCTGGTAGCACTACAGGTAAAGCTGGTGTCCTTGACAACCTCCCACGTATCGACTATACAAGCGGTAGTGCTCAGCTGTTGATGGAGCCGTCGAGGACGAATAAGATCGAGTACAGCGAGTACTTTAATGCTTGGACCAAACAGTCAAATGTAACTGTAACAGATAACGCAACAACGTCTCCAAGTGGATTTAACGATGCGTCAAAATACAGTATTTCTGCATCCACCGATAGGGCAGTTGACCAAACCGAAACTTTAACAAATGGTGTAACATACACATTTTCAATGTGGGTGAAAGCTATTGTTGACACACAAATTCGCGTTCGTTCAGATGGGAATGAATGGTCTGAAATTTTTACTGTGCTTGTTTCAGACGGATGGAAGAGAATTGAAAGCACTCATACAATGGTAGCGGATTCTTATGAAATTGGGTTCTTTGACGTAAGCGGAAGTATTGGAGATAGATTTTATATCTGGGGAGCTCAACTGGAGGTAGGCAGCTACGCTACTTCGTACATCCCTAACTACGGTACGGCTCTTGGTGTGACTAGGAATGCGGATAATCCTATTATTTCAGGTGCAGGAGATATTATAAATATCAATCAAGGCACTTTGTTTATTGATGCCACTATTGATTCAAGTGTTAATACTGAAATATATTTGATGAAGCTTGATGGTGTAGATTTTAATGACACATTGTACTTATACAGAAGTACTACAGGAAAAATACAAGGTGTTTATAGAATCGGTGGTACTTCTTACAAGGAAGATACTACAGGTGCTATAAGCGGAAGGTTTAAGGCAGTATTTACATATGACTCTAACAATGATTGTAGCCTTTATGTCAATGGCTCTCAAATTGGTTCTTCGTTTAGTATTCCTACACCAAGCGTTAATTTGACTGCAGTAAGATTAGGTGGTTTTAACGATACTCTCGCAAAACAATCTGGGCTTATTCATCAATCACTTTATTTCCAAACTGCACTAACCTCCCAAGAAGCGATTGCACTAACAACACTATAACATGAGAACATTTCGCAAATACGAGTTCGGTAGCCAAAGCGCTGCCACCACGAAGATCAACGCCCTCGGTCTTGACGACGACGGGAACGCTACACATTCGCACTCTATCGTGCGTCTCGGTCACATCGTGACGACTAAAGGGACGTATGATGAAGAAGGTAACGAGCTTACACCCCCAGTGCTGTCAGATAGCTACCACGTAGACGTGCTGTGGAGCGGAGAGCCAGACCCAGACTGGGATGCTCAGATGGTGTGGTGCGCTCCAATGGGGGTTCACGTCTTCGGATCTTCTAGCGCTATCGCAGAGTGGGTTGCTGAATGCAAGGTGCAGCGTCCAGAGCTTTTCCCAGAACCAACTGAAGAAGAAGTATAATGTTAGGAATCGGAGTTTTTGTAGCATCTCCTGCACCAGGGTCTGGAACTATACTTCCGCAAACCAGAATCCTTGGGGCGTTTAAGGATCGCGTATATAAAGATGGCGGTACAGCAGAAAGTTATTCTTGCGCGGAGTCTAGTCTTTTGCCCTTGCTTTTAGACCCAGGAACATTTACCACTGGGCTTCTTGAGTTCTACCCTGGTGCGGCTGCTGCTTACTCTTTGCGTCAGATTAGACGATCTGTCTCCCCGTATGCGATACGTGTGCGTAGAAGCAGCGACGATACTGAGCTTGACATTGGGTTTACTAGCAATGGTGATTTAGATCTCGGTGCGCTTCTTGACTTTTCAGGTAGTGGGGATGCGTGCGTGTCAATATGGTATGATCAGTCATCGAACGGGAATGACGCTGAGCAGAGCACACCAGGTAGCCAACCGAAGATTGTATCGAGCGGTTCACTTATTACGGAGAACGGGAAGCCCGCGATGCAGTTTGATGGAAGCACTACCTACTTTTTGGGCGCGGCCAAAACCACAATCGACAACACGGCTATTTTTTCTGTCATTAAATCCGATTCCAACACGCAAGATTGTGTGTTTATTCAAACCAGTTTTACAGCTGGGAATTTTGTCACGCTTGGTCTTGGTGGCATTGGGTCAAATAATGCGATTGGTTCGCGTCTATCTGTTGGAGGCACGGTAGTGTCACAAGTAGGCGATAGCACCTTTACGTCAACAGACCAAACCTTAGTTTCTTACTTAGCCGACAACGCGACGGGTCAAATGTTCATTGACGGAACAGCCGAAACTGACGTTGTAGGTAGTCGCAATAATTTAAATCAAACAACTATTGGCGCAAGGGGTGACGGTTTAAACAACTTCTTAGGAAAAATACAAGAAGTAATATTTTACGACTCTGACGAATCAAGCAACCGCACAGACATTGAGGACAACATCAACGACTTCTACAGCATCTACTCATGAGCTATATAATCATAACTGCATCTGACGATAAGACCTCTGAACAGCGCTGTAAAGAGATTTCTGAAGCGCTGTGGACCTTGCAGCGTCCACGGGCTATTCGCCACCCTAGAGATGTTACAAACTCTTTCTGTGGTGTTGTAACGCACTCTGACGGCAGAGCTGCTCTCGTGCTCTCTACTGATGCTATGATACGCCCCCACGAACAGCTTGACACAGCAGAGCTGTTTGATTCTATGCCAGAATATACGACGCAGAAGAAGACCTTTGTAAACGCAAAGCTTGCAGCTAACTACGGGGTTGAGATCAAAGTATCGGACATCCTACCTAACACATTTAGCTATACGACTCAAGCTGAGATGGAAGGTGATGGGTGGTTCCCGTCTGCCGAAGACTAACCCTCTAGATCCCTATAAAAGGCCTGCACTAATAAGCGGGCCTTTTGTGTTATAGCATATCGTACTCTATAGTTGTACTTTGTTTCTTCTCTAAATAAGTGATCTTCATACGTATCTGATGGAGTAAGCTTATCAAAGTGTTTATATATATACCCAGCATTTGCCAGAGGATATATATACCTTTTCCCAATGTTTGACTCACTTACATCAAAATCTTTGCTCGCGTACTTGATAGTAAAAAATTGTAAGTCATACGCCCACAATAAAAATTCAACCTTAGAGAAGTCCATACCAATTGATTTAGAGTATTTTACTCTAACTGACTTCAACCTTTTAAGGTAATTTCTTTTTACGTATATCTTATTCTGTTTAGAAAAGTCTCTAAATAAGATTTTTCTTGGTACCTTACTTCTAGGCATGTTTATTAAATTTGTTTCAAGGCAAACCTATGACAAAAGATTTTGAATTTCTTCTTCATATGCAAAGGCTAATGTTTGAAATGGAAGCATTAGCAATGCAGTATGAGGTGCAAGATAGATTTATATCTATTATGTTTGCTGGACTTATAAACAATGAAGATGTTGATGAAGATGAATCTAGATTAAGAGCTATGTATAGCGTTAATGTAGAGGATTTAGATGAGCTTTGTGAAGTTCAAGAATTTATAAATCATAGCTATCAAAACGACAGCAAGAGCAATCTTGATGATGATGAATTAAATGACCTGTTAAGTGGAACAGGTGTAGAACCAGAATAAAATGGATGGAGTAATTAGAAAAATTGTAATCGGAAAAGATCCGAAAGATGCCATGGCGTATTATATCGGCATGAGGGCTGGAAGGGGTGAAGTTAGCGCCATTATTCATGATGAAAAATACCTACACAGGTATGGCAAAAGCAGATATTTAATTTATCTGCAAGACGAAGAGTCACAAACTTTATGGAAAAGTGTAGACGGAATGCCGTGTATGTTGGAGTTTGATTGTAACTTCTAAGCCTAGATTCTCAATAAAATTTAAATCAAAATAAAATGAAGACGTTAGATCTATTTGTGATCGAGCTAGAAAAAAAGATTAAAGACACAATTACAACGAAGGAAGGACTTACACTATATGTCGATAATCGATTTAACGAATTTGAGCACAGGATTACAGAAGGGCCTGTAGTGTGTGCTCCTAGCAAATATGATACTGGTGTAGAACCAGGAGATACCTTATACTTTCATCATCTTGTTGTGTTAAATGAGGGGCAAGTTTTGACTGGAGAAAACAATCATTATCTTGTTCGATATGATTCGCAGAACACAATAAACAATCAAGCCATTGCTCATAAAAACAAAGATGGTGAAATTAAACCACTAGCTGGGTGGACGCTTTTAGAGCCAATTGAGCAAGAAGAATTAAAAACTAAATCAGATGTTATCGAAGTTGTCGAACTTAAAAAGAAGTTACCTACAAAAGGTCGTATCGCTTTTACGGCTAAGTGGATTGATGAGTCGGGATTAAAGGTTGGAGATGTTGTAGGATTCAAGCAGAATAGAGACTACAGGATCACTATAGATGGAAAAGAATATTATAGAACAAGATTAGAAGACCTTTTATACGTTGAACAATGATTGATAGAGAACATCTGATGGAAATCCTGGAGGAAGAGGAGTGCCTCACCGCTGATGGATTTGACAAAGCCCTTGTGGGATGTACCTACGGGGCTAACGTAGTCGCTGTATACGACATTAATAAAATGGTGGAAATCCTTATGGAGGATGGAACTGACTACGAAGATGCAGTAGAGTTTCTTGACTACAACGTAGTCGGAACTTATGTTGGAGATAAAACACCTTTATACATCAACTTTGTCACGCAAGAAGTTTACAACTATTGAGGCCGCTCAGCGCTTAATGATGTCTATGGAGGTCGCTATCAATAACATGATAGACGAAATAAGAAAACCTGTAGACCCAGAAATTAATGGTAGTGCCAGAAAAGCTGAGCTTCAATCTATAAAACAAACCGCTACAGATTGTAAAGAACTAATTGTTGAAAGACAGCGATTAGAACAAATGATAAAAGACCTAAGTGAAGATGGAGAAATTGCCCAAGCAAAAGATTATAGCGGAGGTTTCGCTGAAAGATTCTCTAAGTGATTGGAAAGAAGTTGTCTATCAACGGGCAAACAAGGAGCATCGATTCTGGGAAGATTCTTGGAACGATAGTGAAGCGAAGTAATGCCATATAAAGATCCAGATAAAAGAAAAGCTTATCAGCGTGAATACGCAAAAAAACACTATCTCAAAAATATTGACAAGTACAAAGAGAAGGCTAAGGAGTGGAATGCTCATCAAAGACTTTGGTCAAAAGAATTTGTTCAAAGAGTAAAAGCTTTTTCTAAGTGTGTAGATTGTGGTGAATCAGATCCTAGAGTTCTGGATTTTGATCATGTTCACGGAGAGAAAATCACCAATATTTCAGATATGGTTGGTTCATCTTATTCTATTAAGACCATAAAAGAAGAAATTAGAAAGTGTGATGTTAGATGCTCAAACTGCCATAGAATTAAAACCATAGAAAGAAGAAATAAATTAAAATGAAAAAGCTAGAAGTTAAAATTCAAAAGAAAAAAATTAGAAGGAAGGGGGTTCACGCTAAGACGAAACAGTCCAAGAACAAGGCCTCTAAATTTTATTCTAAATCCTATGCTGGTCAAGGTCGATAACTACGATGAGCATGCTATTGCAATTTGTCCCAACGGTACGCAGGGTGAGATTATTGAACTTAGTGGGCTACTCATTGTACTTCCCGCTCAGCCTCCCGAAAAAGAGATTGAGGGATATGGAAAGTCAAACGACTTGCAGCTGTGGGAAAGGCGGCCTATGCCTCAAGAGTTGTCTAGGATTCGTTCTATGGATGAGTGGGGGGAGATGCCAAGGGAGTTTCGACAGAAGTTTTCTCCGTATATCGAGGAGGAATTTCGCCGTAGGCGTGAGGGCTTTTGGTTTTATAACAATGGTGTCCCTACATATATTACGGGTAGGCACTACATGATGCTTCAATGGACTCGTTTAGATGTGGGTTATCCGAGTTTTTTGAATTTTCAGAGGGAAATTTTCTTACATTTAGCTGCGTGTGAGGCGGATCCGCGTTGTATAGGCCAGCTCTATACGAAGTGCAGGCGTAGCGGATATACTAATATCTGCTCCGCTGTGCTTCTAGATGAAGCTACGCAGGTCAAAGACAAGCTCCTAGGTATCCAGTCCAAGACTGGTAAGGACGCACAAGAAAATATATTCATGAAGAAGGTGGTATATATGTTCCGCCACTACCCCTTCTTCTTCAAACCAATACAAGATGGTACCACGAACCCACGCATGGAGTTGGCTTTTCGCGAGCCGAGTAAGAGAATCACGAAGAAGAATAAGACTGCGCAGACGGGCGAAGCTCTTAATACGGTCATAAACTGGAAGAACACAACTAACAACGCATATGATGGCGAGAAGCTACATTTGTTGTACCTAGATGAAGCTGGAAAATGGGAAAAACCTACAGACATAAGGGACGCATGGAGGATTCAGCGGACCTGTTTGATCGTCGGAAGAAAAATCGTGGGAAAAGCCCTCGTAGGAAGCACCGTAAATCCGATGGACAAGGGTGGGAGGGAGTACAAGGAGCTTTGGAAGGATTCGGATCCGAACGAGAGGAACGCGAATGGACGGACCAGAACGGGACTATATAGGATTTTCATTCCATCATTTCACGCTTTAGAAGGGTTTTTTGACAAATTTGGAAACCCAGTAGTTGAAGACCCTGAAGAAACTATTGATGGCCTCGATGGAGAAGATATTTTGATTGGTGCTAAAACCTATCTTAAAAATGAAAGACAGAGTTTGAAGCATGATCCATCAGAGTTAAATGAGGTTACTCGTCAATTTCCATTTACAGAAGATGAGGCCTTTAGGGATAGCATTGATGGGAGTTTGTTCAATATTGGAAAAATATATGAACAGATACAATACAATGATGAGCTATTTCCCAACCCAGTTGTTGTTGGAAATTTTGTATGGAAGGGCGGCGTGAGCGATACGGAAGTTGTTTTTAGCCCAGATCCAAATGGAAGATTCAAGGTGGCGTGGATGCCTCCGCCTGAATTTCGAAATAAAAAAGAAATAGTTAGAGGGAAGCGAGTTGCTCCAAACTCAGATATTGGATGCGGAGGTGTTGACTCTTATGATCTAGACGCCACTGTAGATGGCAGAGGATCTAAGGGCGCCCTACATTTATACAACAAATTTCATATGGAATATCCATCAAACATGTTTGTTGTAGAGTATGCCTCTAGGCCGCCATTAGCAAAGATCTTTTATGAAGACGTATTAATGGCAGCTGTATTTTATGGGTATCCTATCTTAATTGAAAACAATAAGTACGGTATTGCAAGATACTTTGAATCAAGGGGTTACGATGGATACTTAATGGATCGACCTCAACATTTAAACAGCAGTACAGCTAAGGTAAAAGTGAAGACCAAGGGTATCCCATCAAACTCTCAAGATGTCATTCAGGCTCATGCTCATGCAATTGAATCTTACATTCATAATCATGTCGGGGCCAATCATGAAACGGCTGAGATGGGTAAAATGTATTTTAATGATACTCTTGAAGATTGGATAGGATATAAGATAGACAATAGAACGAAGTTTGACTTAACAATTAGTTCTGGCTTGGCTCTTCTTGCTGCTCAAAAGGTTAAAAAGAAAAAGGTCGACAACTTTGATGAGAGGCGATTTTTTAGGAGATATAAAGTCATCGGCTAATTCCTTATATTTGCAACATATACTCTCTTGTAAATGAAACAATATAGCGGAAAAAAAAATTTTCCAGACCCGCTTGCTCCTCAGGAAGAAAAAGAGAGCAAGGCGTATGGATTAAAATATGCTAAGGCTATTGAGTCTCAGTGGGGCAAGAGAACCGACAGTTCTTCTTTGTTCTCAAAACGATACAATCTATTTAAAAGGAACAAAGAATACGCAAATGGCGTACAGGATACTACTATTTACAAAAGACTCTTAAACAATCTTGACCCAAATTCTGGTGATGGAAGTTTGATGAATCTTGATTTTACTCCAGTTCCAATTCTTCCAAAGTTTGTCAGAATTGTAGTAAATAAAATCCTTGGTAGAAATTTATATCCGAACCTTGAGGCTGTAGATCCATTGTCTTCTTCTGAAAAGAATAGAGACAAGAAAAGGATTGAAATACAGGTAGCTCTCAAGAAGCAGCTTATGGCATTTAAGGAGAAGACTGGGGCTACAATTGGCATGGACCCAGAGATGATTCCAGACAATGAAGCTGAAGCTGAAATCTTTATTGGTGAGAATGTCAAAAGTGATGCTGAGATTGCTGCTCAAGTGGCAACAGATATGACATTGTCGTGGAATAATTTTGACGACAACATCTTTAGAAGATGCGTAAATGATCTGGCTACTAATGGAATGGCCGTAGTTAAAAGATCAAATGACCCAAACTACGGTATCAAGACCCACTATGTGGATCCAAAGGATTTTATTCATAGTGAAACCAATGACCCCAGCTTTGACGATATTACTTATGCTGGGCACATTAGAACCATGCCGATCCAGGAGCTAAAAAGAATTGCTAGTGGCGAACTTGAAGAAGAAGATTTTCAAAAAATCGTTAAACAGGTTTCTGGACGAAGCGTAAATGGTCAGGCGTATGACAGCACCATAGGAAAAAACATTTATGAATACGATGAGTATTCTGTTGATGTTTTGGAATTTGAGTTTTTGTCGACAGACTGCATGTACTTTGAGGAGAAGGAAAATAGATTTGGGAATAGAAACTTCTTTTACGAAGGATTTAACTACAAGGAAAAAGCAGGCAGTGTCTTTGAGCGTAAGCCATATAAAATGGAGATCGTAAATGTGTATAAGGGTTATTTCATCCTTGGCACTGATTATCTATTTGGGTATGGCAGAATGCACAATGTGCCCAAAAACATCTACGACATTAGTAAGGCAAGAATGTCTTATTCTGTTGTAGCAACAAATCTTACTGACATGATGCCAAAATCAATGGTATCAAGTTGTATCGGGTTTGCAGACATGCTTCAGTTAACTCACCTTAAAATTCAACAAGCTATTGCTAAGGCCAAACCAGATGGCTTGATTATTGACATTGAAGGGTTGGAAAATGTGCAGCTTGGAAAGGGTGGTGAGTTGCAGCCATTGGACCTGCATGACATTTATGAACAAACTGGTGTTTTTTACTATAGAAGTAAAAACCCAGAGGGAGGCTTTCAAAACCCTCCAATCCGTGAAATTGGAAATAGTATTAGAAACATTAATGAGCTTATTGGTTTGTATAACCACTATCTCAGAATGATACGCGATACTACAGGTATTAATGAAGTTGTAGATGCTAGTACTCCAAAGTCAGAGGCCTTGGTGGGGGTGCGTGAGCAAGCTATTGCCGCATCTAATAATGCGACATATGACATCACAAATGCTTCGATGATTCTTTACAAGAATGTTTGTAATGATATCGTCAAGTGTTTGCAGATTTTGCCAGAAGATTCTGTTATTATGGAGGTTTATAGAAATGCTATTGGTCAAACCAATATGAGTGTTCTTACTAGCTTCTCTAGACTTCCTATGTACAATTTTGGTGTCCAGGTTCAAAAGGATATGGATGATAAAGACCAAGCATACTTAGAGCAAGCAATACAAATCTCTCTTGGACAAAAGGAGATTGATCTTGAGGATGCCATGGCTATTAGAGAGCTTAAAGATATAAATCAAGCAGAAAGACTTCTAGTTGTTAGAAGAAAAAAGAAGTTTGAACAAGCACAGAGAATGGCTGCACAACAACAACAAATGCAGGCTCAAATGGCGCAGCAAGCTCAAGCAATGCAGCTTCAAATTGAGGGTCAAAAAATGCAAGCTGAAGCACAAATTGAAGCTCAGAAAATGCAGCTTAAGGCTCAGCTTGAGGCACAGATGGCGGCAATGAGACATGAGTTCAATAAGGAGATTGAAACCATTCGTGCTAAGGCTACTCTTGGATTTAAAGAAACTGAAGAGGACTTTAAAGAAAAGCTTGAGGTTCTTAAAGAGGATCGAAAGGATGAAAGGGTTAAAAAACAGGCTGTAGAACAGTCAAAGCTTATCTCTCAAAGAAAAGGGCAGAGAACAGAGTTACAAGGAGATGATGGCAATCCTATGAGAAATGTTTTAATGAATATGCAAAATGGCCAATAAAGTAAACTTAGACGTATCAGAAGTTCTGGATATTACGTGCCGTCAAGGAGACACATTTGAGCTTACTCTAACTCTTAAGGATTCCACTGGCACTGGACTGACGCTTGCAACATCTAATTACTCTTTTGTTATGCAGGTGTGGCCCACGGCCAAAAGATCTACAAGCCCTCTTATTGCTACTACAGAAAAGGGTCTTAAGGGTGTAGATCTTGGTACCCCAGAGATTCCTGGGGGGGCTTATTTTGAGCCCTTTGTTGTCGATGATAGCGGAAATGTCACTATTAAAGCTACCGCTGCTACTATGCGTAATGTACCTGCGGGTCGTCATGTATATGATCTTCAATATATTTTACCTACAACATCTGGAGTTGACACGCACACGACTGTTTTGCGTGGGGCTTTTGTAATTAATGAAGACGTTACTAAGATTACTAGCAGTGCAAAAAGATGAGTGTAAGTGTATCGACATCCCAAGGCAACACGGTAGATGTTTCTGTTTCGGGCGGTAATACTGTAAGTCTATCTCAGACAGTTACTACCGTATCTGTCGCAGTTCCATCTGCACCAAGTTTTATTGTTACTGAAAAAGGGCCTAAGGGAGATACTGGAGAAACTGGTGCGGCGGGTCCTGGATTTATTGCTGGCGGAACAGAAAATCAGTTTCTTCAAAAAAATAGTGCTACTAGCTACGACACTAAGTGGAGCGCGTATACGCTCCCTGCTGCTGACGGGGATGACGGTCAGGTTCTTACTACTGACGGTGCGGCAACTGTTACGTTTGCCTATCCGAAGACTATTGCAGAGGATGTAAAGAACGTAAGCGGTGGGCCTCTTACCAAGGGGACGCCTGTACACGTCACTGGTTCTGTCGGGAACCTTGCAGAGGTCATTGCTGCTGATGCTGCTACGAACTACCCAGCACACTTCGTGCTTAACGAAGACCTTGCTGATGATCAGGAGGGGTTGGGGATAGCCATCGGTTTCATCAACAACGTAGACGTACCTGACGCCTCTATCTACACAGAGGGTCAGACGGTGTATCTCGGAGAGTCTGGGGGGTGGACTACGACGAAGCCTACAGGGGCTAACGCTATCCAGAACCTCGGTATTATCATCAAGGTAAACACATCGGGGAACAAGAT